TATTATCATCGGTTTACTAGCACTAAATAACGGCTAGAGCGATGAATTTTGAATCCCGTAAGAGGGAAGATAAAAGAAAGCGTATACGGAAACCTAACAAGGCTACGGTTGGGGGATTAGTCGCGCCCTCAGTAATTCCGGTTGGGTTTTCCTTGGATGGAAGCCGAGCCTAACCCAAGAGTCGTTCAAGCACTCTTTTTCCAAGCAGAAATGTATTCCGCCCAAGATGCAATTGATTGGGCTGTTTCCCACGATTTTGATGTTCAGGCCGTTCGCACCCGCGAAGAAGAAGGCCAAGTTACCCATCACATAATCGCCCAGTTTGAGCCTTCCGAAGCTGTTGAAGGTTCATGGCGAGTTATGTCTAACGATTTCCCAGACGGTATCACAGCCAGCACTTGTGAGAGGCAAGATATGACAGATAAGGCTTATTCAACGCTTGAGATTAAATCTTACGATGAAGATGCGCGGATTATTACTGGCATAGCAAGTACACCAACACCGGATCGTGATGGTGATGAGGTTATGTCTAAGGGCGCTAAGTTTCAGTTGCCATTTCCGCTGCTCGCTCAACACGATCATTCCATGCCTGTAGGACAGGTTATCAAAGCCGAGGCATCAGATAGTGGTATTGAGATTGTTGCTCAAATCGCCAAAGAGTCAGGGCTTGATTACGTTGAGAAAGTTTGGCGTCAGGTTAAGTCAGGCTTGCTTAGAGGGTTAAGCATTGGCTTTAGGCCCACCAAATCCATTCCATTAAAGACAGGCGCTAAGAGATTTCTTGAGTTTGATCTTTATGAATTGTCATTAGTCACCATTCCGGCAAATGCACAAGCCGGTATATCGACTGTAAAGCATTACGCCAATGAGCCAGCAGACTTGGATGAGCAGTTGTTCGATCAAGAGTCTAGGGCGCATGACGTATTAAATCGCGCAGCCGTAGCGATAGAGAAAGCAAGTAAATCCATTGATAAAACGGAGAAATAGTTATGTCTATTTCAGACAAAGTTGTGGCTGCCGAGCAGTCAGTAAACGAAGCCAAAGATTCTTTGGTAGAGCTCACAAAGAGCTATGATGAAACCCAAGACGAAGCAACTTTAGTTGCTATCGAAGAACAGTCATCTGTTGTAGAGAAAGCAACCCAACAGCTTGAGACTTACCGTAAGGCTGAGTCTGCGCTTGCATCTAAGGCGGCTTCATTTGATGCCCCTGCTGTTGTTAAGCACAGCCGTGGTGAGCGTTCACCAGTTGACTACGTGATTGCTTCAGCGCTTTGTGCGTTTGAATCTCATGTAACCAAGCGTCCTTTTGACAGCATCATGGAAGCCCGTTATGGCTCAGATGACACCTTAAAGGCTGTCGCTCCAATGCTGACTAAGGGTGTTACTAACCCTGCAATGTCAAATGTTCCTACTTGGGCGCAAGAGCTTTGCCGTGAGAGCTATACCGGCTTCATGGACTTGCTCTACCCTGCGGCTATTCTGCCCCGAGTACCGATGATGCGCTATGAGTTCAACGGCTTTACTGCAATTAACATTGCTGGCAGAGCAGAATCACCCAAGATTGCTGGAGCATGGCGCAAGGAAGGTGATCCCATTGTTGTCCGAAGAGCGGCTACAACGACTCAGCAGCTAACCCCCAAGTCTATGGGCGTTATCAGCACCTTCACGCAAGAATGCTTAGAGCGAAGCACCCCTTCTATTGAATCGTTGATTCGTCAGTGGATGGTAACTGATACTTCTGAAGCGCTTGATCTGCAATTCATTAGCGATGTTGCTCCTGATACGGTTCAGCCTGGAGGACTTCAGCACTACGCGGGAACCAATACGATGGTTTCTTCTGGTTCCACTTCCGCTCAAATCACTTCTGACATGAAGGCAATGTTGGGATTGATGACTGATAAGAACTTGGGCGCAAACCCTGTTTACATCATGCATCCAACCAACCAGATTGCGTTGAATATGTCGATGACTGCTGTAGGAACCCCAGCGTTCCCTGAGACTGCCAACGGCACTCTCTACGGTATCCCAATTGTGACTTCAACTAACGTACCAAAGGACATCGTGTTCTTGATGGACGCCGCTCAGTTTGCATCTGCAATGTCTGGGCCGCGCTTCCTTGGCACTGACGTTGCTTCCATTCACGAAGAAGATACTGCTCCTGCTCCGCTTCATGCTGCCGATGGCACTGCGGCTGCGCCTGCTCGCTCCTTGTATCAGACAAACAGTCTTGGATTGCGTCTGACTCTTGAATGCGACTGGGCAGCACTTCGGGATGGCGCTGTTGTAACTCTGACTAGCGTAGATTGGTAAATCTTAACGGGGGGCTTTGCCCCCCTTTCACTTAAAGGGAATAAATATGCTTCTTTGGATACATACCCCCAGTGACATTAGCAGGGGCAAGACTGGCCTTGTTGATGTAAGCGAATCTGATGGAAAGAAGATGATTGATGGCGGCACTGCCCAATTAGCCAGTGACGGAGCCAACAAATTTCTGCCTATCAGTGGCAAGACTAAGACTTTAAAGCAGACTCGCAAGAAGAAGGCAAAGGCTGAAGAGAATGTAGAGAAGTCTGAAGAAGGTGAAGTCGAAGGTAATGATGAGTTGCTTTGATTAGGCAAGGAGAACTTCTATCTGTCTTGAAAACAAATTAGGGATTGCCGCATGAGCTTCATTGACAAGATCAAAGGCTATTTTGGCAGTGAGGGTAGCTACAGGGGCTACTCTCATGCGTTTAGTGAGGGGCCAAACGGCGGGCATCTATTTCATATTGGAGGCATTGACGATGGCTTCCAGAGAGGGTTGGAGCTACCCCATCCTGTTGATGGGAAGCGAATCCCAGCGGCTTATGCTAGCGTCATGGCTAATGCAAGAGCAGTAAGCCAGTGCAAGCCTCATCACAAGCGAATGCTCCCATCCGGTGAGTGGGTTAATGTTGATGACTCAACGGTTGCACAAATAATCCGAAATCCAAACAGTTATGAGACTTGGGCGCAGTACATTGTTAATGCGGTTGCTCAATTGCTGTTTGATGGCGAATCATTCTCGCTTGCCACTCGTGATGATCGTGGACAAGTGGTAGGGCTTCATAGGCTATCTAGCCGAACCTGTAGCCCCTACGTTGTTGACGGTGAGCTTTTCTATTCTGTCAGCACTGGCAATCCATTCTTGCCGGAAGATATGCAGTACATGGCCCCTGCGCGTGATGTCCTTCATTTGAGAGTGCATACGCCAAGACATAACTTGGTAGGAGAAAGCCCGATTAAAGCGGCTTCTTTGGCGGCAGGTATCAATGTCTCCCTGTCGCACTCTCAGGCGGCTTTCTTCACTCAGATGAGCAGGCCCAGCGGTGTTTTAAGTACAGATGCCGTGTTGAACAAAGAGCAGTTGGTGAGCTTGCGTGAGGCTTGGCAGCAGCAATCTACCCGTATGAATCAGGGCATGATCCCGATTCTATCTGGCGGGCTTAAATTCCAGCAGATGAGCATAAGTAGCCAAGATGCCGAGCTTATGGATGCTCAAAGATTTTCAGTGGAAGAGATTGCACGTTGCTTTGGAGTTCCGTTGCCGATCATTGGCGATATGACAAATTCAACACTAAACAATGTAGAACAGCTAATTAGCTTTTGGCTTTCTGTGTCTCTATCTTCGCTGCTCGAAAACATAGAGCAGAGCATGAGCAGGCTGTTTAGCTTGCCACCCAACGAAAAGATAGATTTTGACGTTACTGGGCTTTTACGCGCTGATTTTCAGACGCGGATTGACGGTTTAACTAAGGCGGTGCAAGGCGGCTTGTACACGGTAAACGAAGCGCGAGCAAAAGAGAATCTTCACGCTGTTGCGAATGGTGACGTTCCCTACCTTCAGGCTCAAATGGTTCAGTTGGGCACTATGCCCGCTAGCAATCAGCCTCAAGCAGATGAAGAGGTAGAGCTTGCATTTGATCGTGAGACATTCAGAAAGGCGTTAAGACAATGATGCACGAAACTTTCCAAACTATAGCGGAAGAGGTTAAAAGTTTAGTAGAAGAGCGTTTAGGCTCTGCTAGGGAAGATATAAAGCGACAGCTTGATCAGGCACTTCTTCTTGAGTCTCAAATTGAAGAATTAGAGAAAGCCATCAGTGAGACTCAGCTTGATTCCTCAATCGGGCTTACTTCTATTCGCGTTGTCGCAGATGAGCTAGCCAAGAGAATTGAAGAGCTTGAGTCAATAGAGATATATCAGCCTGTAGATGGTAAAGACGGTAAAGATGGCGCAGATGGAAGGGACGGGATAGATGGAAAGGATGGAGAATCTATTGTTGGGCCTGCTGGCGCTGACGGTATTGATGGTAATGATGGCGTTGGTATTGATGTGCCAATTTGGACAGATGGTGTTTACCGTGAAGGAGCGCTTGTTCAAGCGAATCATGGGCAATACTTCAAGGCAATTAGAGATACAGCATCCAATGTAGATTCAGAGGACTGGCAGAGAGTAGGCACTGGTGGATTCAGGATGACTGGTGCCTTTGATGATCAACGCAAGTATGAAATTGGTGATCTGTTCATTAAAGATTTCGGGCTTTTCTTGTCAAACGGAGAAGAGCACAAGGTTGTTGCTGGCAGAGGGCCGCAAGGCAAGAAAGGGGAAAAAGGACTTCCAGGTAAAGATGGTTTAGACGGTTCTGATGGTAAAGACGGTAAGGACGGAGACAACTTTGATTGCATAGAGCTTAGTGGCACTAATCTTGTTGTTGTAATGAAGAGTGCCGATGGTGAAGTCGTTACCAAGACTGTTGATCTTTCTCCGGTTTTGGATGTTGCTGCGGAAGTAACCAAGAGCATTGAAACTAAAACTCAGGATAAATTCATTGATGCTTGGAATGAGCAAGCTAAAAACTTCACTGAGCGCTTGCAACAGCACTTGCTGGATCAAGAAGCTATCCCTGTTGGCTTTTATCGTGGATTGTGGGCTTCTGGGCAGTCTTATATTCGCGGCGATCTGGTTACATACGGTGGCGCTCTGTATGTCAGCCGCGTAACTACTGAATCGACACCTAAAAGCGTTTTTGAGATTGGTGGTGATTGGGTTCAGATAAGTGCAGGTGCTACTGCTGTGGCCGGTGTAGATGATGGCAGCGGCAGTGGTGGTGGTGGTACTTTGCCTATCCTACCTGCATACGCGCTTATTACTGAAAGTGGAACGGGTGGCACTAAGTTCACCAGCTTCCAAACTGCAAATGATACTGATCCGATTTCAGGAGTTGGCCTGCAAAATGGTAAAAACGTCAAGTTTGAGCTAACAACAGATGCAGTAGCGGTAAATCCCAATCCTTTTCGCAATGCTGAAAGTGGGCAATTCATTGGTACGCCCGAAGAGCTTGCTAATCTAAAGAATCAGCGTGACGTTAATGAGTTCTTTTACAAAGCAATCAACGACATCGAGGCTGGTGATGTAAACCTCGATGGCTACGCCACTGAAGAGTGGGTAGAGGGAAAGCTGGGTGAGCTTCCTCCTGGCACCGTTGTCTCAGATACCGCACCAGCAAACCCAGAAGAGGGCCAATGCTGGTACGACACTGTTCGTCTGGAGTTGTTTGTCTTTGCAATGAATGCGTGGCTCCCGTGTTCGCCCTTGGGTGCGAGGGTTGAGCAGGGTGAGATATTACAGGCGCAGATCCTAAGCCGAGTTGAGGCGGGTGAGGTTCAGCAA